TATACCAGTTAATATTTTCAAAATCTGTATACCTATAATATATACTACCTGGATCTGCTTTTGGTCCTAAACTATGTTCATCTGCTAAAAAATCATTAATACTAATAAATGCATTTTCATCAGTAGCAGCTCTTTTTAATCCTTTTGAAAATCTTTTTAGTTTATTTATTAATTTTAATTTACTAAATTTATAATCTTTGTAAATATTTGAATTCATAAATTGAGTTAGATTAAAAAATTGATTTAATATATTTATATACTTAAATAAATGAATTTATACTAATTAATGAATAAAGAAGATTTACCATGGATAGAAAAATATCGTCCCCGCAATATATCTGATATATTATTTGATAATATTCTTAGAGATAAATTCAATCGGATTATTGAAACTAAAATCTATCCCAATTTAATTTTAATGGGTAATCCTGGTGTTGGTAAAACAAGCACTCTTTTAGCGTTTGCTAGACAAGTAACTGGGAAATATTATAATGATGCAGTTTTAGAATTAAATGCTTCAGATAATCGTGGATTAGACATCGTAGATAAAATGATTATTCATTTTTGTAAAAAAATAGTGACAGATAAAGAAGGAAACTTATTAAAGAAATTTATTATTTTTGATGAAGCCGATAATATAACACCAAAAGCACAATATGTAATTAGTGATTTGATTGATCAATTTAGTGCTACTACAGTATTTACATTTACGTGTAATGATTCTACACAAATTATTGAATCAATTCAAAGTAAATCATTAATTATTAAATTCAATAAAGTTAATGAAAAGAATATGAAAATAAGATTAAATGAAATCTGCAGATTAGAAAAAATTTCTATAGATGAATCTATTATTGATGAAATTATTTTAAATTCAGAAGGAGATATGAGAACATCATTAATTAATTTAGAAGTAATTAATAAAGGTTTGAAAGAAATTGATAAAAAAAATTATAGAAATTTAATGACTAATAAGATTGAAAAGAATCTATTGGATCAATTATTAATTTCTATTATTGATGGTAATTTTTTAGATTGTGTAAAATATTATAAACAAATAAAAAATAATGGATATTCAAATATTGATATTATTTATAATATGATTAATCATGTAAAAATCGTAGATATAGATGAACCAACTAGAATAAAATTATTAGCTCGATTAAGTAAAACATTTGTTATTTTGAATGATAAGAGTGAATCTGATGTACAGATTTATGGCTTGTTTAGTTATTTTTAAGGAGTTTACTGAGTTAGAAAACTCTCTTCATTTATACAAACCATCATGCTATTTTTAATAGCACATATTTCATTTTTATCATTAATAGATATTTCAATTGGTTTATTATTTTTATCAAATGATTTTATAGGTACATTATTTTTTAATTTATAATTAATATTATCTGCAATAGATTTATCTAAAACTTTAGATAAATCATTTTTTAAATCTTTTAACATAGGCTTAATATTAGGAATTTTAAATTTTTCTATTATTTTATTAGATTTTTGCTTTTGAATATAATAACCGTCTATTGTATAATAAGACATATAATTAATAAATAAAAAAATTAAATTAAATAACTTTTTTCTTTCTTCCTCTTTTTACTGGTTCAACTTTTACTTCACTATCTAGAAGTTTAAATGCATCATCTGCTTCTTTTTTAGTTTCCTCAACCTTCTTTACTTCCTCTACCTTCTTAACCTTCTTATCTCCTTCATCATCCGAATCAATAAATCCCATACTTCCCTTACTTAATTCATTCTTTCTAGATTCTTCTTTTGCATAATCATATACCCATGATTTTTCAACATTATTTTCTTTAACATCAAAGAAGTTTATTTCATAATTTCTAGAAGTATAAACTTTTCTTCTTGGCATACTCATAAAAATAGTAGTGGGTATTTGATCAACAATATCTATTATTAAAGGTTGATTTTCATAATCTTCTGGTTTCTTTCTTAAAATTCTTCCAACTGTTTGTACAATACTTGCCTTTGGTGTACACATAATCATAGTATCTAATGCTTGAATATCTAATCCTTCACTAACCATTTCAAAAGTAGCTAAAATTAAATCCTTTGATTCAGAAATTTTAAGATCTTTTTCTTTCATTCCTCCAACATAAAATCCAATATCTCCTTCAAACACTCCTTTCAACATTTCATTTAATTTTTCTAATTGTACCTTTCTGCCTGATAGAATTAGAACTTTTCTAGAAGGATCTTTTTCTTTAAGATTATAAATTAGATCATATATATAAGAATTTCTCTTATCTATTTCTGTAAGATTTGTAATAACAATTGGTTGAATAGATTTACCATTCTTACCAATAATATCTCTAAATTTTCTATCCTTTACCGAATAATTATGCATTTCTACTTTTACTTTATGTTTTAATGCTACTTCTTCTTTATACATCATATCTCCAAGAAACCAATAAAATACCTTCTCAGTTTTATCGGATCTATTTGGAGTAGCTGATAAACCTAATGTATAAGGAGTATTAATTTTAAGAAGGGCTTGTGAAAATACACGTGAAGATAAGTGATGACATTCATCGTAGATGACAAAGTCAAATTTAGAAAAGATATCTACTTCATAATCTTTCATGGCGATAGATTGAAGCATACCAACAACAAAATCTTTATCAATGTCAATCTTATTTTGTTGAATTTTTCCAATTGAACAATCTGTATATTGTTTTATTCTTTCAATCCATTGATTCATTAAGAATTCTTTATGCACTACAATTAGTGTTCTTCCTTTTAAAATTGTTGCCAAATATATACCTAAAACTGTCTTGCCCCTACCAGTAGGCACGGATAATAATCCTCCACCATCTTTTTTTATTTTTGGTAAAACAATATTTACAATATCTTTTTGATAATCGCGCAGTTCTCCCTTAAATTTTAAATCTAATGGATTACATGGTTTTACAGATGATATAATATTAGGAAATTTTTTAAGACCATAAAATTTTGGAATAAATAGTTTATCACTTGTTTCTGCAAAAATATCGAAAGGTTCATTTTTTTCAATTGCAAAATCAGATGTTATCTTAGGTAAAATATTTAGTTCTTTTTTAATTATTTCAAGTTGATCTTTAATTGTTTTTTTTAAAACATAAGATCCATTTGTTGTTATATATAGTGACATAAATCTAATAATGTTGTATATTTATATATTAATTTAGTTTTATGTTATATAAATATCAATTTTTAACTAACTAATATTATTTACTAATTAATTTTAAATTGAGAATTATTATATAATATATATTATTATGGAATCAGTCAATAATTTTATAGGAGGTGCAGTTTCAAGTTTAGATACTGCTGTAACAGATATGTTAGATAATAAATATTTATTTATAATAATTATAGTTTTAGTTTTATTATATGGTAGTTCAAATGAATCTAGATTAACTAGTGAAATAATGAGATTATTTAACTCACCATTATCTCGTATATTTCTTATGGGGTTTATTTATTATATTGCTACCAAGAATGTACCTTTAGCTATATTAATGCTAACTGCAACTATTGTAACAATGCATACTCATAATAAACGTAAGATGAATATTATGATGTTATCTTTACATCATAATGGTTTACTTAAAACTGGTACTAGAAAACGCCGCCGTAGTTCTAAAAAATATAGTTCAAGAGAAAAATCATCTGAAAGTAAATTAAATAAAGTACTTTATAAATTAATTGTTGGATTAAATAAGGTAGTAGAAACAGGCGTATCATTAATACCTAAAAATTTAACAAATCTTGCAGTTCAAGCAAAAGAAATGTCAGCTGCTATGGGTAAACCAACACCAAAAGTTGTTAAAAAAATTGCTAAACAAATAAAACAAACTGCTAAAAAAAATGGACAAACAACACCAAAAGTAGTTAAAAAATTAGTTTCAGAATCACCAAAGTCATCACCTAAATCATCCCCTATGTCATCACCTAAATCATCCCCTAAATCATCCCCTATGTCATCACCTAAATCATCACCTAAATCTGCTAGTTCAACACGCAGTTCATCACCTAAATCTGAAACATTATTATCACCCGTAATAATAAAAAAATTACTTAAAGATAGAAGAGTAAACCCATCTCAAGCTCAAAAATTAAGTAAATTAAAATCAGATCAAGTATTAAATTTAATAAAGCCAGAAGATGTAATGGATTTATATGTAAATGAGAAAGTTTCTAATAAATTATTACAAAAATTATTAGAAAAAATATCACAAGCTAAACCACAAATAATTTTTCCAAAAAATACAAAAAAATCTGAGTTCTTTTCATCATTTTATTAACTGAATAAATTATAAACTAAATTGAAGATTAAATATTTAATTATTATTTTTATATAATTAAATATATAAATGAGTACAAAAATTAAGAAAGATACAAAAGACAAAGAATATTCAAGCGATTTTAAAGATGATTGTAAAGGATATACTGAATTACCAGATACATTATCAAAAAGAAAAAGAATAATTGCTATTGGTGATGTACATGGAGATTTAAATTTAACAATTGAAAATTTAAAAATTGCAAAAGTTATTGAAGTTACTGAAAAAAGAAAAAACTCTTTAGAGATTACATTTGAAGATGAATCTAAAGTATATTATAAATGGATTGGTGATGATACTGTAATAGTTCAAGTAGGTGATCAAGTAGATCGATGCAGACCAGTTGGATCTGGCAGAGTCTGTGTTGTAGATAAAGAAGCAACAATCGATGATGAACACAGTGATGTAAAAATATTAGATTTGTTTACTGAATTAAATAGATTAGCAAAGAAAGATAATGGAATAGTTATTAGTTTATTAGGCAATCATGAAATAATGAATTATCAAGGAAATGTTAATTATGTATCTTATAAAGGAGTTCATAATAAAGATTTTGAAGGAGTAAATCAAAAAAAAGAATATAGAAAAAAAGATGGCTCTACATTTGATGACGGTATTGAAGGAAGACGATATGCTTTTCGTGAAAAAATTAATAAAAAATTAGCATGTACACGTCAATCTGCAGTAATTGTTGGTAGTTTTATATTTGTACATGGAGGTATAGTAAATGAATTAGCACAAAATTATAAAATTGAAAAAGTAAATAGTGTAATTAGAAAATGGCTTATAAAAAAAATAGATGATAATAATAGTGATTTAGAAAATATATTAAATTCATCATCAATATCACCTTTTTGGACTCGTTTATTTGGTCACTTACCTTCCGGATTATCAGCAAGTGATTCTAGATGTGAAGAAATTACTGAAGTTTTAAAAACATGGGGTGATGGTAAAAATGGTTTAAAAGGTATGGTTATTGGTCATACACCTCAAATAGAAAAAGGTATTAATAGTACATGTGGAAAAAAAATTTGGAGAGTTGATATTGGAGCATCAAAAGCATTTGATGTATTTGATAAAATAAAAAAAAGTGGAAGAAAACCTGCAGTATTAGAGATTGTAGATGATGGTAAGGAATTTAATATTCTTAGTTAAAATATATATAGTTCTTAGTTTTTAGTTTTTAGTTTATTTATATATGTATATTATATAAATATACATATGGAAAATATTTCAAAACCCTCTTTAATTTTTACAACTAGTATGTATGGTGGTGGTACAGTAATATTAACTTCATTAATTTCTTGGTTTATTGTTTTAGGAGCGTATCCTGGTTATAGTCGTTTACATTTTTATATATCTAATTTTATACCATTGATAGTTTGTATTTTAGTTTTATGGCTAGTTAATAGTATATATTCAGAAAAAGAAAATCAAATTCTACCACTATCCCTTATAGTCATGTGTTTGATTATTTCTATTGTATCATCTATATATGCAATTATAAGTGCAAAGAAAGTATCAGATACATCTAAAAAAAATTGAAAAATTTAATCTAAATGTGTTCAATATTTAGGAAGTGAAAAATATAGATTAAAAATGTCGACTTCATCAGCCAGTTCTGAAAAGGAGGCATCTCCATCTGTATCAGTAGGTGCATCAGTAGGTGCATCAGTAGGTGCATCAGTAGGTGCATCAGTAGGTGCATCAGTAGGTGCATCAGGAGGTGCATCAGGAGGTGCATCAGGAGGTGCTGGTGGAGAAAAAGCACCGACTATTTGTTACTTGTATCATTGTAGTATTGATATTGATAAAGTTCCAATGATGGATTACAGTCGATCATACACTAATGAAATGGTCGTTCAAGCTGAATCAGAAGCGAAGGCTCTTGAAATTGCTGGATATTCTAACAGAGGACACGATACTCGTGAAATTTGGAAAGATGTTTCCAAGATTTTTATTCATCGAATAGGGATATCTGATTCAAAGGGTAACTTTGGGGTTGTTGTTAGCAGTCAGGAAGATACTGGATAAATGTATACAGAATTTGCAAATATTTAATAATTTATATAAATTATTAAATTATTTATTTATAAATGTTTTTCAGCTTCTTTTAATTGTTCAGCATAAGTTGAATTAGGCATATCTTTTTTTGCTTTATCTAATGCTACTTTAGCTTTTGACATTGCTTCTGGTCTATTGACATTTAATTTTTTCATGGTAGTTCCAAGAAATTCTTGCCATAATTTAAGAGCGGGGTTAAGACCACCTTTTCCTTTCTTAGAGCTTTTTTTAGATCCCTTTTTAGAAGCACGACGTCTTTTACCACCACTTAAACCTCCAGAAACACCGCCTTTACGAGAGCCTTTCTTGGAGGAAGCACGACGTCTGCGACCACCACTTAAGCCTCCGGAAACGCCCCCTTTACGGGAACCTTTTTTGGATCCTTTCTTGGAGGAAGCACGGCGTCTGCGACCACCACTTAAGCCTCCAGAAACACCGCCCTTACGGGAACCTTTTTTGGATCCTTTCTTGGAGGAAGCACGGCGTCTGCGACCACCACTTAAGCCTCCAGAAACACCGCCCTTACGGGAACCTTTTTTGGAGCCTTTCTTGGAGGAAGCACGACGTCTGCGACCACCACTTAAGCCTCCGGAAACACCGCCTTTACGGGAACCTTTTTTGGAGCCTTTCTTGGAGGAAGCACGGCGTCTGCGACCACCACTTAAGCCTCCAGAAACACCGCCTTTACGGGAACCTTTCTTGGAGCCTTTCCTGGAGGAAGCACGACGTCTGCGACCACCACTTAAGCCTCCTGAGACACCGCCCTTACGGGAACCTTTCTTGGAGCCTTTCTTGGAGGAAGCACGGCGTCTGCGACCACCACTTAAGCCTCCTGAGACACCGCCCTTACGGGAACCTTTCTTGGATCCTTTCTTGGAGGAAGCACGACGTCTGCGACCACCACTTAAGCCTCCTGAGACACCGCCCTTACGGGAACCTTTCTTGGATCCTTTCTTGGCACGACGTCTTTTACCACCACTTAAGCCACCTGAGACACCACCTTTACGGGAACCTTTTTTGGATCCTTTCTTGGCACGACGTCTTTTACCACCACTTAAGCCACCGGAAACACCACCTTTACGAGAACCTTTTTTGGATCCTTTCTTGGAGGCACGGCGTCTTTTACCACCACTTAAGCCTCCTGAGACACCCCCTTTACGAGAACCTTTTTTGGATCCTTTCTTGGATCCTTTTTTAGATGAATGTCTTTTGCCACCGAAAATTTCAGTAATTTTGTTTTCAATTTCACTAGTGTTCATTTATATATATTAATAATACAAAAAATAAAACAAAAAATAAAATTGAATAATAATTAATAAAAATATAAAACTATATTAATAAATTAAACTAATTAAAATGGGAGTTCCTGGGTTTTTTGCATGGATATTAAAAAATTATAAAAAAACAAATATGATTACAAACATCACTGAAACTCATGAATTAAAAAATAATGTATCAAATTTATTTATTGATACAAATTGTCTAATTCATCCACAATGTTTTAGTATTTTAGCTGAGAATAAAGATCTAAAAAATATAGATCATTTAGAAAATAAAATGATAAATCAAGTAATAAAATATTTATCAGAAATTATTGAAATTGTTAATCCAACTTCTTTAATATATATAGCAATTGATGGTGTTGCACCTATGGCAAAAATTAAACACCAACGTACTAGAAGATTTAAATCGGTAAGAGACAATGAAATAAAGAATGATATACGTCGAAAACACAAAGTTCCTGAAGAACAGTTGTGGTCAAATGCTTGTATTACACCTGGTACAATTTTTATGGAAAAATTAAATAAGGCAATAATAAATTATATTAATTTTTCAAAAACAAAGCAAAATAAAAATAGAACTGTATTATTTTCTTCATCAAATACTCCAGCAGAAGGTGAACATAAAGTTTTACAATATATACGCAACAATCCTCCAAAAGAGACTGACAATAGTGTTATCTATGGATTAGATGCAGATTTATTATTCTTATCATTATCTACCCATAATAAAAATATTTATTTAATTCGTGAATCTCAAGAATTAGGTAAAGAAGCTGAAATGAGTGTAGAGCAACAATCAAAATTTAATTATGTAAGTATTGATATATTGAGAGAATGTATCATTAATGAAATGATCTATCGTATTGCATATGAGGGTGATAATAAAATGGAAGAAAAAATAAAGAGTTCATATAAGAGATTTATAAATGATTTTACATTTGTTTGTTTTCTCTTAGGAAATGATTTTGTTCCGAATATAGTGTCATTAAATTTAAAAGCGGCTAGTAAAAAGATAGATAATGGATTAGATATTATTATTGAAAAGTATAGTGATATTTTTAAGGAACTAAATAAAAATCAAGCCAAAGATTTTCAATTTCTTATTAATAATGATTGCTCTATTAATTATCAATTCCTTAGAAAGTTTTGTAAAGAATTAGCAGATCATGAAACAGATTTTCTAAAACAGATTGCATTTAATAAACGTTTCTTTCCTCAACCACAAGGATTATTATCTGAATGTGAATTAGAACTTTTTAGATTGGATAATATTTGTTTTAAAGTTAAAGATCCTATTCAATTAGGTACAGCAAAGGATAAAGAAAGATATTATAAACATTATTTTGAAATTGATTTACCATCACCTAAAATTAATGATATATGTAAAGAATATATTTATGGATTGTATTGGATTAATAATTATTATATGAAAGATTGTATTGATTGGACATGGTGTTTTCCACATCATCATGGATTATTTATATCCGATTTATCAAATTATCTTGAAAGTACTAGCGAAGTTGAATTTAATAAGATATTTATTAAACCTGTAAATAATAATTATAATAAAGTAAAACCATTTGAACAGTTAATGATGGTATTACCAAAACAATTAAGTTATATGCTACCGATTCAATTAAAAAAAATAATGCAGACAGATGAAACAATTAAAAAATTATCACCAATGATTTTTGATCAAGATATGTTATATAAAACAAAACTATGGCAAGCTATACCAAATGTTGAAATGATACCATTAGAACATATTCAAGATTTAGTTAGTAAAGTAATATTAAATGAACTAGATTTAAAACGTAATAAAACGAATAAAGTGTATCAAAATGAAATGTAAATTTATTTTATAATTTTATAATTTTTTTATTTATTAATACATGGAACCAGAAAAAAAGTTCAAAAATTTAAATGCTAGATATACCAAGTATCTTAATGAGGTATCTAAAATATTAATAAATTATGATAAAAAAAAGGAATATTCTTTTGAAGAAATTAATGTAATTTATGAAACTATTTCAAAAATAAATCTAGAAAATTTAATAGTAGAAAATGATATTAATCATTTATTTCAAAATTATGCAAAATCAAATGAAACAATTATTAAATTAGAAAGCATTGTAAAAAAAAGAAATACAATTATAATTAAAAATTTATTAACATCTGAATTATACAAAAAATTTATTAATAAATTATCTGTAGATCATAAATCTTCATCTAAAAAAATAGAAACTATTATCTTAAAATTAATAAAAAAATATTCAATGGTATGGAAATGCTGTTGGACATTTATAGAAATTACTAATAATGGTGTTATAAAAAATATTCAATTATTTGATATAAATGATATAAATTTTATAAAAGAGAATTTAAAACAAATATAAATAAATGAGTTGAATATATAAAATAAATAAAATAATTTAAATATATAGTAATGACCGATAATTCTAATTCAAATTCAATAATAAAAAGTGTAAATACAGAACATATATCAAATCGAATTTTATTTATTCGGAATTTGTTAAAAGGGAAGCAATTAGAACCGATTATTATGATTGATTTTGATAACTGTAATACTGAATATGTCGAAAAATCAAGGGATGAATATGATGTTCGTAATATAATATATAAAAGAGTTTTAGATTTTAATAAAATTATTAATGAAATTGGTGGACGATTAGAATATATTAAATCTGGTACAACTGGTCATACATTTAAAGGGACCTCTATAATTGATCCAAATAATAAATTAAATAATTTAAGTTATGCTGTAAAAATAGTCGCATATCCTAAAAGAGAAAATTATGGAGATGTAAATAATGTAGAGCGTCCTGAAAATGCTGAATTAATAATGTTAAGAACATTAAGTTATTTTGTATGCAATCAACAGACACCTCATATCGTATTACCTATTGCTACATTTAATACTGAAATCAAACCATTTATAAATTTGATAAGAGATAATGCGAAGGGAAATAAGAAATTTGATGAATTTATGAAAAAATACAAACATGGTGATTATTATGATAATATATCTGTATTAATATCAGAATGGGCAAATGGAGGAGATTTATTAGATTATATTAGGGCAAATTATAAAACAATGACATTAAAAGAATGGCGTGTAATGTTTTTCCAATTATTAAGTGCATTAGCTGTAATTCATAAGAAATATCCATCATTTAGACATAATGATATGAAAGCAAATAATATTTTATTACAAATATCGGATAATAAATCAAGTCAAACTAGATATAGATACAAAGTAAATGGAATGGAATATATGGTTCCAAATATAGGAATTCAAGTAAAACTATGGGATTTTGATTTTGCATGTATACCAGGAATAGTAGATAATGCAAAAGTAGATGCAGAATGGACAAAAAAAATAAATATTAAATCACAGATGAATCGTTATTATGATATTCATTATTTTTTCAATACATTAACTAAGAAGGGATTTTTTGATAATTTTTGGGATGCGCCGGAAATCCCGCAAAAAATAAAAGAATTTGTGAGAAGAGTAGTTCCGGAAAAATATGCTGAAGGAGAATATGTTAGTGAAAGAGGTAGAATATTAATAGATAAAGAATATACTACACCAGATGAAATTATAAAAATTGATCCATTTTTTGAGAAAATGAGGGTAAAGAAAGAGATATAAGAAATTACATTCTAGCTAAATAAAAAGCTACTAAAGCAGCAAATATAATTACTACATATAATAGTGGGACAGAGTATTTTTTATCTTTAGATAAAACTAGAATTTTCAAATCCATATTATCATTAAATAATATTTTTGGTCGTTGTATTAAAATAATTGCAATTATAATAGTATAAATTAGTAATGTTGACTTTAATTTTTGATCAATTTCAATTGGCATTAACTATATATTCTTAAAATATAAAAAAATTATTATTTAAATTTTTTATAATTTTTCAAATATGAGTTTATTTTATTAAACTCCTCTATTAAACTCCTCTATATTCATTAGTTTCATTATCATCTAAAAATAATGTTCTAAAAAATACATTTCCTTTTATGTTATACCTTGGTTGAGCTTTATTAATAATTGCTTCTGTTTTAGCAACAAATGTATAATTCTTTTTTTTATCAGAGTAAGATTCTTTTCGAATTGTAAGAGAATATTCCATAGTTAAATTAACTTTATATTGATCGTCAATTTCTTCACCTTGTATATTTTTAAATTTAATAAATGATACCTTATATAAATTTCTACTCATATCATTCATTTTATTTTCTAAATATTTTGCAATAAATTCAAAAGGTTTCGAAATACCTTCAATTGGTGTAGGATTTCTATCTTGAACATTATATGTTGTTTCTTGATTTCTATTAGCTAATAATCTAATTCTATCTAATGAATCATTGACTGCTTTAAAATATTTTAATTTCTTAACATCTAAATCATTATCAAAATCTAAAGGGTAATAATGTTTTGGTTGAGTTAAAGATAAATCATTAAGATCGTACGAATTTAATCTATATTGGGAGTGATAATTATAAATATCCATTTTTTCGATTGTTTTTTTTTCTTTATAATAAAATAAATACCAGGTAATTACTATTATTAATCCTAATTGTAAATATAAATTCATTTTCTATATAATTAATAATATAAAAATAATATAAAAATAATATAAAAATAATATAAAAATAATATAAATATATTTTTATATTTTTTTAATTTTCAATTTAAGCATCATGTACTTCAAATAAAGTATGTTCATCTTCTGTATCAGGATCATCTAATTCTTCATCGGGAATATCTTGTTGAATATCTAATGCATCTTTTTCTTCTTGGTCATCTTCATTAAGTTCTTTAATTATTTTTTGTTCTTCTTCTGTTTGATTAAATTGTAAATTAGTTGTTTGGTCAAATGATATTATTTCTGCTACAGATTCAATCATATATTTAAATTTTTTATATTCAATATGATTTAATTGTTTATTAAAAATAGAATAACAATAATTTATAATATTAGAAATTAGAAATACTAAATTAGATTTAGTATAATTATCATCATTTAAATCAATTAAATATGCTAATTCAGATAATGTATAAAATATAATTATATGATCATTATCTTTTAATGATATTAAATAACTTGCATCAATATATTTTTTATTAATTAATAGATCTTTATCATTAAATTTAAAATCAGTTTGATGTTGAATACCATTATTTAATAAATTCCAATTAATTAAAATTTTTTTATTATTTTCTTTGGTGGTATTAATATATTTAAACTTAGATTGAAAATTTAATACAATTTGAGAATCTTTACTAATATTTACTTCTTGTTTAGCAAAATAATCTTGTTTATTTTTAGAATATTTATCATATATATTTGATGATTTTTGTATTATTTGAATATTTTTCTTATTTTTTATTTGATAAATAATTTTCTGAGAAAACTCCATTAATTTTTTTAAAGCATTTATTCTATTTCTCATAATTTCATCGAGAATTTCTTTATGAGTTAATATTTCATTAGTATAATAATTATTTTTTTGATAATCTTCAATATTAATATATTTACTATCAAATCCTAAATACTTTAATTTATTTTCAATTGAATAATTGGTTTTAATAAATTTACCAGTACCTTTAATTTCTACATAATTTTTCCCTTTTTCTTTATAACCTAATAAATTATTTTCTAATACACTATAAAAAATTTCTATTTTATCTTTATTTATAATTAATACATCTTGATTAAAATATTCATGTTTGGGAGTAAATATTACATCTTTTACTATTACAGTTTCACTCGATTGTCCTAAATAATTATGATCTAAAATATATGTATTTTGTTTTAAATAAATATTTTCATTATTAATATTTATATTTTCACCTATTATTGATTCTAATTTATTAATAAAAATAGTAATTAATTTATCATAAGTGGAATCATAATATTTTTTATAATTTTCTTCCATTTTTTTAATAAATTTTTCTTCTTTTGTTATTTTTTTTTCATTTTTAAGTTCTTTAATATGTTCAATTTTAATAAATTTTTGTAATTTTTTATTTCTATAATTTCTTAATAATTCATTAATTTTTTTTATATCATTTTCATTTCTTGAATCTAATTCAGAATCTGTTAATACAGTTGTTTTCTTAGAACCATCTGTATTAAATTTTTCAAATAACATTTTTTTAAAATATATTTTTAATTCTTCTTCTATTTTATTTATTTTTATTACCGGTTCATAAAATTTCCTTATATTAGATGTAAGAAATGGTAAGATTTTTAATTTTCGATATGGTAATGAAAAAGATTCAACTTTACCATCTAATTCATATCTTGGATGTTGTGTACCAACTCTGATTTTAATTTTATTATTATTAATTTCTATTTTTTCAGACATTAATAATTCTATTTTATCTAATGTTTCTTTTGCACTGCTATTATTAAATTGAGTATTTAATTTTAAGAAAAATCGAGTTGAAATAGTATCAAATAAATAATTATTTTTATTATTAGCGAATGTTTCAGTAATAGTATTTAATAAATTAATAAATGTATGTATTATTATTTCAATACTTATTCTTGAAAAACTTTTATCTTCTTTGGTATGTTGTTCAAAATACCAAATATTAAATTTAACCATCATTCCTGCAAAATAATATATTAAATAACATAAAATTTTGTAATTGCTAATTGGTTCAATATCATTTGAATTATTTATTCTAATATAAATATTATTAAATAATCCAAATGCAAATTTATTAAATAATAAATAATTATAATTTTTATCAAAATTTAAAAAGAAAATTTGATTGTTACTTAGATCTAATAAAATTAATAATAAAATATATGCTAAAATATTATTGTATTTTATTTTTTTATATTTATCAGTATCATCACTTGTATAAACAAAAATATCATTATCAAGTTTAAATAAGAAATAATTTGTTATTGATGTATTTATACCATATATTTTTGCATCGTTTTCTTTTTTTAGTTTTCGATTAGATGTATTTTCTGATCTTATTAAATTATTTGATGTTTCAATTAAATCGATAGTAGTTTTTGTAATTTCTTGTCTTTTTAATCTTGCCATTGGCATATTTCCAACATACATATTCAAATTCATCACATATCCAATTCTATCAATAATCTTATCAATATTTTTAATAGATTTACCAAATTTTTCATATTTTGATAATTCCTCTAATTTTTGTGAACTACTTGATAAATTTAATGTAAATACTCCTCCTTGATATGTTTCTGCAATAAATTTCTTAATATCAAGAAGTTGAGAACAGCTCTTGCAAATAAATTCTCCTTCTTTATTTTCTATTTTATATTTTTTAATAAATTCATACAACGCTTGATCAAATACAGAAGGATCTCTATTTTTTAACATAAGAATTTTATTAAAAGTTACAGTATGTTGACATGTTGCATTTTGTAATAAAGTATCCTCAAATGATTGTTTTTCTTCTTCAAATATTTCAATAATTTTTTCATCTTCTTTTAATTTTGGAACTTTTGGAATTTTTATCATTGGTGAATTAACTCCTGGTATTTTATCTTCATTTTTATCATATTCATCAGTAGTTTTAGGCAATTTTATATAATATAATAATTTTATAACTTTTGTATAATGTTCATCACGAATATTTAATTGTAAAAAACGATCTTGTATATTAGCAACTAATTTTTTTAAATAATATATATTTGCAGGTGCATCATTAATTTCATTCGTTAATATTTCATAGGTAAGTGTTGAAATTTTATTGTATATATTATCTAATAATGTTTTTAAATATGATTCAAAATTATTTTTACTTACAGATTGATATTTAGTACTAATTAATTTATCTTTTTCAATATCAAAAATCCAATACATTATTTTATCATTGTTTTTAACATTAAAAAATATATTTTCTAATAATTTTATACTAGCTTCATATCCATTACTATTTATAGTACGAATATCTTTAAAATCTTTTAAACTCATACATCTTATTTGTTGAGAATTATTAAATAAAGAAACAGGTAAGGCAACTCCGATAATATTTGATATTATATTTTTAGATAATGGTCGTAATTCAATTAATCTATTATAAGAGCCAATTAAATTACGATTATCTAAAAATTCTAAATTAGAATAACGAATTGCATCTACAAAATTTTGTGTTTTTAATTGAAAACCAACATTTTTAAAATTTTTAAAATTAATATAAGCAGAAACACGCATTTCTTTTAAATCACTAAAAAATTCACTATTTTCAATATTAACATGACCAATACTAACAAATTTATTTATAATTGCAACTTCTTCTGTATCATTATATAATACAATTTTACGATTAATCATTGATTGATAAAATATTTTTTCAATATCTTTTTTATTTACATCAGGCATGTAATAATCTTTAATTTTATTAATTTTTGTAATAATATATTTTAATTTGGTATCATTTCTTTTATTACTTTTTTCATTTTGATTAATTTTAGTATTTTGAACTCCTTCAATTTTTTCATATTTTTCATTATCTTTGTGAAATCTTAAAAATTCATCTGTTATAGGAATTAATAATTGTTTTTTAAATAGTTCATTAATTTTTTTATCAGCACTTATATAATTTAAATCTACGTTATCATAATCTATTAATAAATTATATAAAGATTGAGTTAATCCAGAACTTATTTCATCTATATTTAATAAACTTTCAATCGTAGCATAATCAATAGTTTCAAATTTTGAATCAACGATATTTATATATTTAAATTCTAATTTTTTTATATTTTGATCTTCAAAAATTTTCATTATATTATTTTTATCTTCAAATTGATAAATTTTTTTAAAAATAATTAATAACAATGCATTGTGGTATCTGTTTTCATTGTCTTTAGAAAAAAAAGGATCTTCTGCATTTTGATCAATTAATGTATCAATAAATTTTTTAGCAAAAATTAAATCACCATCAAATTCAGTTAAATTTTTATCTATTATAATAAAAATATTATTAAATAATTTATATGAATTAATAATGGTTGAATTCAATATTGATGTTAATTGAGTAATTTTATTAGAATTAAAAATATTAATAATATTTGAGACAAATAAACTTTCTGCATTTTCTATATCTTTTTCTAGGTTTAATTGAATACCAAAATAAAGAATACAATATATAATAATATATTTTTCTATTACATCTATAATTTGTTGAATCTGTTCTTTATTTTTTAATAATTCATTAATTTTTTGCTTAGAATTATTATTATTAATACTCTTTTCAATTAATTTAAGATATGATTCTTCTTTTCCAAATGATTTTATATTTTTTAATTTTTCAACCTTAAGATCTTTATAAATTTCATCAATACTGTTATATATTATAGTATCTATTTCACTTATATAATTCATATATAGTAATTTATAATATACATTATATTTTTTTAATGATAAAAACTAATTAAAAAAATTGATAATATAAATCTTTATTTAAAGATATAATAGATATTATAATTATAACATGGCACTTCAAATTTTAAATTCGATTGATTTAACTATTTATATGAATGATTTTGATACTATTAAACAAAATATTTATGATTTTAATCAAAAAAGCTTTCATAAGATCTCATTTAAATATAATCATACACCTGATGATAAACGTATGATTATTTTTAATGATTTTGTAAAGACTCCAACTAAAGATCAACTATTTAATAATTCTAGATCTATTGTACTCTCTCTAGAAGATTCTAAATATAAACTTGTAGCATACACTCATCCAGTAGTAGACTATAATAATCATGGAAAGATGAGTGGATTTACTGATAAACAATTTACTGAATGTTATGAAGGTACATTAGTTTCAGTTTATCATTGTAATGGAAAATGGAATTACTCAACTAGACGTTGTTTAGATGCTGCTCAATCATTTTGGACTTACAATAGTAAAATCAGTGATGTATCTCATTATGATATGTTTGTTGATTCACTAGTAAATTCTGTAGCAGATTTTGAAGCAAGTTTAGAAGTGGGTAAATCATATTATTTTGTACTAGTTCATCATAAAAATAAAACATATGTAGATTATAGTGAACGTTTTGGAGCATCATATAAAAAACTATTTCTATTATTTGCAAGAGATTGTGAAATGAATGAAACAACTGAATATAATGAAGCACTTAAAGTGTATCTTGATTCTACAATTCCTTATACAAATGATAATGTAAAAGAAAAAATGGAATCAGAAAAAAATGTGATGGGATACTCACTAAATGATAATGGACAACTGTATGTATATCATACTAAATATTATGAACAATTTGAGAAAGCTGCTCCATATGCTCATTCATATGAAGTTATGTTAATTGAACTATATAAACGTGATAATCTAGATGAACATTTTAAACTATTTCCAGAAAATGCAAAATATAAAGGGACAGCATTTGATACTAAGGGTGTAATGTATGGAGTATTTACATATTCATCGATGACACTACTAAACCTATATTATTATTTTACAAGTTATGATGGAGTTGTGCTCAGTCAAAGAAATCCAGAAGATTTTAAGAAATTATTTATGGAAAAGAATTTTACACTCCAGAGCCTTCTATATAAAATGAAAGGAATGGTTCTTTCTCAAAAGAGAAAACTAGAACTAACTGATGTTAAAAAGATGTTAAAATACTATATTAATAGTCAAGATCTAGTAAGATGCCTTAAAGAAATGGAAGATGTAAAGAAAGTAGATGGTGTACTATTTAAGAAAATTAATCCTAAATACAATTCAAATGCTATTGTAAATGAATTCCTAAAGAACCTATAAAAAAATTGATTTATTAATTTATTGACTTATATTTACTTAATAGTATATATAAACCATGCAGACTGAAACTAAAATGGAAGAACTACATTCTGAATCTGAGCTATCCGAAACTGAAATGGATACTGATGACGAATCTTATGAAACTGAATCAGAAGCATCTGATGACGTACTTGATGTACTTGAAGATGAACTCGAAAAAGAAGTAGAAGCTCTGGAACGAGATGCTGATGAAAAAGAACTTGAAGATGAATTAGTTAAGGAAATGCAAGTTGAAGATGAAGATAGTGCAGATGATGATGATAGTGATGATGATAGTGAAGATGATGAACTAGATGAATCAGTAATGGAATAAATAAATTATTTTATAATTTTTCAATATCTTGATTTATTTGTTTAAAAATATCTCGAATATGATCAAATGTTTTCTTTATTAAATCTTTAATATCTTTACCATCTGTACGATATCTAATTAAAATTTCATTTAGATATAAAAATGGAATATTATATCCTGAAAATTCCATATGTTTTTGCTCTTGAAGATAATAAGAAATTAGATTACCAAGGGTAGCATTTTCATTTTGAATTTTAAGTAATCCTTTAGTAAGAACATCTTCACTTTCTTCTTTTTCTAAATTAGAAATAATTAATTTTTCTAATTTATTACATTTTCCAATTATAATTTTACAAGCTCTATTTAGTAGTTCAATTTCATCTAATTGTCTTGAACTATTAATTTCTAAATCAAAATCTGTAGGATCTTTTTCATCATAGTAGTGATAAGCCATTGCTCCTCCATAAATACCATCATTAACACCAATATTTAAACTAGTAATACAAGTTGCACGTAGTTCGTGACCTTTTCTTAATTTAACTAAAAGTATTGGTCGTTTATAAGGAGAATCAATTTGTTTTCCTTTGTAGTAGAAAATAGCATCATCTGTAGTAATATTTTGAATACTTTCTTTATTATTTTTTACATTAATATACATTGTTAAATTATTTGCTTTATCAACAATTCTATCTTTTTTTACTTCTAGATCATCATATGATTCAATAGTTTTAATATCATTGTCAATATTAAAAACTGGAATATTTCTAAATCTATCTTTTAACATATCATTATTAAAAATAGAAGTATTAGTATCAAAAACCATATCATCTTGATGAAAAGCATAAATTGGAACATATGACATAACTAATCTTCGGAGTGTGTTGACGAGAACATTATTAACATCTTTTCCAGAGATCTGAAGATTCAGTTGATTATTATGAAAATGATTGGTGGATTTTTGATGGGATTTTACTTTAAATTTGATATCTACCATTTTCCGTTAATTATATATAGTTATAATTGATATTTATTTAAATTAATATAAATATCAATTTTTTATTAGATTTACAAAGTAAATCTAATAAAAAATTAGTGTGAGCAAAGCGTTAGAAAAGCGTTTGCAAAGCTATAGCTCAATTTTTTATTTAATATATTAGATTTATAAAGTAATAATAATTTTATGAACAAATGGATCATAAATAGTAACATAATCATTTCTATTCTTAAGATTTTCTAAAAATTTTTTTAAAATAATAGCCAATTCTAAAAATTTCTGTTTATTTTCAAGTTGCATCGATATAACATCATTAGATATTTCAACTATTTTTAATTCCATTTGATATCTAAATTTAGCTTCCTTTGCAATAAATTCAGGAGCAGTTAATATGTAATTAAGCATATCTATTATTACATTGACTTTATTAAATTGATCAATTGTATTCGATATTTTAAAAAGGTAATCTTTAATAATTTCAATATGAGTATTTTTCTTTGATTCATAATCATCCATTATATTATTATAATATAGTTATATTATAATTAGTAATAGTTTAAATAAATTAAGATATCAATTTTTTTAGGAAATATATTAAATATACCATTTATTATGTAGCATCATTACTCCTTTTTTTTGATGTCCTATTATAAAATTAAAATGAATTAAATAGGGGGTTATATTTTTAAAATTTCTATAATAATATTTTCCAGTAGGAAATAAATTAAGTGGTAGTTTTTTATATTTTAATTTATTTTTAATTTCATTGATATATATTTGATCATCCCACATTTCTTTATTTATTTTAATTAATTTCGGATTAAATAATTTAAGAGTATTTTCATTTGATTGTATAAACATAAATCCTGAACAAAGTTCACTGTTGTCATCATCTGACATTGTATCATTTTGAATTAATAAATCATTATCACCTATATTATTTAATAAATATTTTATAAAATCCTTATTTTCATATACTATATCACCATCAGTAATACATACATATTTATATTTTAATAAATTTTCATGTATTATTTTAAATTTATTAAATGTTATATTAGCCCAATTACCTTTTCGAATTGTTTGAAAATTAGAATTATCTTCCTCATCAATTAACGTGGTTTCATAACCTTTTGATTTTAATAAATTATATCCTTCTTTTCCAATACAATATGAATGAGGTAATGGTGAATAATTAATATTTTCAAGTGATTTTAAACAATTTAAGGTATAATTGACATAACCAGTATTAGTTAGAGTCAAAAAAAAAAGTTATTATTGTTATTATTATGTTTTAATTTATGTTTTATAATTCGCATACCATACACTACTCCTCCTTTAATTTTTCTTTTAGGACGTTTTACAGTATTATCTAAATCATCTGTATCATCATCTTCCACTTTATCTGTAGTATCATTTGTTTCATCATCATATGTAGTATCATCTGTAATATCATCATTTTTTAATTGATCTTCAATTAGTTTTTTATTTTTTTTAGTCTTTTTGTCTTCCTTTTTATCTTCTTTTTTATCTTCTTTTTTGTCTTCCTTTTTTTCTTCCTTTTTGTCTTCCTTTTTGTCTGATGCAGATTCTTCTGAACTTAATTTTTCTACTTCATCATATCTATCTCCATAAACTTTTTTTTTAGCCATTACTATACATAAATCAAATATATCATCATATATTGCTTCACTGTATAATAGATCTTTTATATTCTTAAATTTATTTATATAGCTATTTTTAACATTTTCAGTATAAGTATTAAATAATTCATCGTTATTTATTAATTGTTTTGGTCCTGATAAACTAATATGAATATCAGGTTTAAATTTAATTAATTTATTTTGAAATGATAATCCATAAATAACTAAAGGTTTATTTTTTTTATTTTTTACAATTTGATTAAGAGTATCATAATTAGGATAATCAAATTTAATTAATTCAAAATTAAAATTTTCTGCAAGATTTTTAGCATATTCTGAAAGATGTAATTGTTCAAATCCACTTATTAATATTATACATTTTTTAAATAATTCTAAAAATTTTTCTATAATGTTCATTATAATATTAAAATATATAAATATTATTATGGATAAAAATAATATTATAAAAAAATCTATCGAGTTAGATTTTAGAGATAGATTTACTTTTGAACAGAGATCTTCAGAATGTGCTAGAATATTCTCTAAATTTCCAGGAAGAATTCCAGTAATTGTTCAAAGAAATAAAAAAAATAATGAAACACCAGTTATAGATAAAGAGAAATTTTTAGTCCCAGGCGATTTAACCCTAGGACAATTTGTATATGTAATTCGAAAAAGAATAAATTTACCTCCAGAAAAGGCTTTATTTTTATTTGTTGCAAATACATTACCAACAACTGGTTCACTTATGCGTGAAATATATCAGCTATATAAATATGAAGATGGATTTTTATATGTTATTTATAGTGGTGAAAATTCATTTGGTTAAGTAATATATTGATTTACTTGAGTAAGTTAACTTAAATAAAAAATAATAAAAAATAATATATGGAAAGAAAGAATTTACTTTTTATAAAAAATAATTGTACACTATCTAATAAGTTAGCTGTATTGGTTGATAATAATTATAAAATTATATCAATTGAAAAAGTTAAATTACCTGAAGAATTACAAAAATATGAAGTACCATTTCTAATAGTAAAAAATATTACTAAACCAATTGAATGTGAAAGAGCTCTTGCTTATTTAGAAAATTTAAAATTTTTTAATCAACAAACAAATAATATAACTAATAAAGTAGTACAAATGAAACCAATTGTTTCAGAATTAGATAAAACAGGTGTTAGTAAAGAATTTAATAAAATATCAGATGAATATGCATTTATTGAAGATGGTAAAAATATTGAAAAAATTCACAGGAGTTTAGAAAATATAGATGATACTAATAAAATAGATATAAAAACTGATTTTAATAATGATGTAAAATTAAAAGAATCAGAAACACCTGATCAAATAAGAGATATGGTAATGAATCGAAATAGACAGTTACAACTGCATTTACAAACTCGAGGGAGGCGCTAAGAAGTTTACATTTTTTTGCTAACTTCATCTACTAAATCATTCATACTTTTACAAAATATATGTATCATAGGCATTTCACTTCTATCATGACCTCCTATAGTAACAATTTCTAAGTGAGCATTAGGTAATGCTTTTTTTATTAAATATGCAGATTCTATAGGACATACTATATCATATTCTCCTTGTACCATATAAAGAGGTATATCTTTAATTTTTTGAATATTATCTAAAATATAATTATCATTTTTATCAGGAAAGAAAGATTTATTTATAAAATAATGACATTCTATTCTAGCTAATGGAATTATTCTATTAATATTTTTTAATACTTCATCATTCTTTTTTTCATTATAAAATGATGACATTGTAAATTCCCATGTTGACCATAATCTACATGCTTCGTGTTGAATTTTTTGATCTGTTGAAGTTAATCTTTTATAATAAGCTTTAACCATATCTTCTCTTTCTTCATGAGGTATAAAGTTTTCAAAATCTTCCCAAAATTTTGGATTCATACAAGATGCTCCTCCTTTCTTATAAAGCCAATCGATTTCAGATTGTCTTAATAAACAAACTCCATTAATAAGTAATCCTAATACTTTATCTGGATGATTAATTGCATAAATTAGAGATAAAGTTGATCCCCATGATCCACCTTGAACAATCCATTTTTTTATATTTAAATATTGTCTTAATTTTTCGATATCTTTAACTAAATCCCATGTAGTATTATTTTCTAATGAACCAAATGGAGTTGAGTTTCCACAACCTCTTTGATCAAATGCAATAATATGTAATCTAGATGTATCAAAATAATTTCTATATTTATGTCCTATTCCGCCACCTGGACCACCGTGTAAGTATACTAATGGGATACCATTCGGATTCCCAGTTTCTTCGTAATATATATTATGATTATCTCCAACATCTAAATAACCAGTTTTAAATGGGGGAATAACTTTTTCAGAATCTTTATTTTCACCACCATTTATAATATTTTTTAAATTCAAATATTTAGATTTATATTTATGATATTTATCCATATATAATACAATATATATATTACAATATATAAAAAAATAATTATTATATATTATATAATAATTAAAAATGGATTTTGATACATCAGAAATAGATACATTATCATCACCTGATCTAGTTAGCTTGTTTAATGATTTTCTATATGATCTATTAAAACAATTAAATACAATTATTAAAAATGATGCAGATATTACGTATTTTTACAGTATGTATAAGGATGTAATTAAGATGAATCAAGCATTAGTAATAGATCAATTTAATGTACATGTACTTCAGTTTTATGATCATATTAAAACAAAAGATGAAGCCTTCTTCATGAAAGAGAATGATGCAATTAAAAAGTATGAAGGAACGAGTGCAATTACAAAAATATTTAAATTTAAAACACTATTTCAACAATTAGGAAAGAAGGATAAAGATATGTTATTCTACTATCTAAATATTTTATGTTATATTGGTGCACGTTATTTTACATTAGCTAATAAATAATTGAAATTAGTTTACTAGTTTAACAGTTTACTTATTTTAATTTAAAAAGAAATATATACACTAATATATAAATGAGTGATATACAAATATCTGAACAAACTAGTGATATTTTTGAAAATCTAGTAAAATACTACAATGGTTGTAATGATATTAAATGTAAAGTAGAAGATTCTCAAATTAATAATCGTATTAAGAATTTTTACAAAGCTGTAAAAGGTGATGAAAAATTAAAAAATTATCTTCTAAAAAGAAATAAATTATTATTTTATAAAAATAAAAGCACGGAAATCCTTCCAAAAATTAATTTATATGCTTATTTTAAAGGAGAAGATAGAGAAGAAGTAGTTGAAAAAATCTGGGATAATCTTACTTTAATTTATCTATCTATTGAAGAATCATTAGAAACTAAAGATCAAGAATTGGTAGGTAATCTATCTAAATCATTAGAAGGGGGTAGTTTAGGTAAATTAATGGATAATCTTCAAGATGAATTAAAAGATATGAATATAAATGGTATGTTTGAAAAATTAAAAGAAAATTCTACACCAGAAGCAAAAACTAAAGCAACTAATCTATTAACTGAAATGATAACTAAATTAACTAATAATTTGGGTGATATAAGTAAATCATCTAATCCAGGAGATAGTTTAATGAATAATTTAAAAGATCTCGCACAAGATTATTCAAAGATGTTTGAATCAGGAGAATTAGATTTTGGATCATTTCTTAGTGCAGTTCCAGATATTTTAAATAATCCAGAAGAAATTACAAAGAATATTGATACTTCCAAATTAGAAGGATTGGAACTACCAGATTTAAGTAGTATTTTAGGAGGAGCGAATGCAGAAGGATCAAATGAAGGAGTTGGTTCTAATGGAGGTTTAGGTAGCTTAGCTGGTTTATCAGGTGGAGGATTAAGTGGTTTAGCTGGATTAGCAGGATTAGGAGGTGATGGAGGATTAGGAGGATTAAAAGAATCATTAAATAAAATGATGGGTGGTAAATTAGATGAAATGATGGCAACAATGATTGAAAAACAAGGAGTTTCAATGCTAGAAAAATTAGTAGTAGATGAAGAACAAAAGAAAAATGTAAAACCATTAGATGAAGATCAAATTAAACTACTCGAAGATTATCTTAAGGATAAGAAACTCGACTAATTAGTTAATTAGTTAACTGGTTTAGAGTTTACTTATAAAAATAATTTTATAATTTATTATATGAATGAAATCAATTATATAATAAATTTTGTGGGTAAATATTACAATAATTTTATTTATGAATCAAGTGATACTATGGATGAAAAAATAAATAAATCAATTATGTTTCTTATTTATTTACTTATAATTTTTGTAGTTTTAGGTTCGAATTTAAGAACAATGCCAATTGCTTTAATTATTTTATTAATTTTTGTTAAAAATGTATATATTAAAGAACAATTTGATCCCGAAAAAAAATGCAGATTACCTACAATTGATAATCCATTTATGAATCCACTTTATGAAATAGATAATTTAGAAGCATGTGATGCTACAGAAAAAGAAATATTAGCAAAATATTATGATAATTTGCCAAGAAATATGGATGATATTTTTGATAGAAAAACTGGTCAACTGTACTATAAATTAAATAATGTAACTAGTATACCAAATAAATATGGAGATTTTATTAAATTTATTGGAAGTACTAAAGATCAACCCGATAATAATTGTAAGTATGATGGAGTTAACTGTCTTAAGTATGATGATTTAAGATATCATTGAGAGTTTTTTTAGGGAGAACTTTTAAAATCAAATCTTATGAAACTAATGAATGAATTAATAAAGTCATTTTTAATTTCATACACATAACAAGCATTCATTTCTTCTATTTTTTCGACTGTTTTATAATTTCTTGATAAAATAAATTGTAAATTACTAAGATCATAATTTTTAAAACATGCTTCTCCAATATTGCAATATCTTTGTAAATATTTAGGATTGACTAAGAAATCATATTCAGAATATGGTATAGTTTCAAGATGAAAATTAACACCAATACTTCTAAAATAAGGAACTAATTTACTTATAGTAGAAACATCTAATTCTTTAAGTTTATATCCATAAACAAAAATATGGAGTAAAACTTCAAATAAATCTTCTAAAGAATTATAGTTTTCTAATTGAAGTTGGATAGAATAATCTGATTTAGGTTCTCCTTCAAAAATTAATTTAGCTAATTCGATTAAATTGTTATCCATTTGTTTTTATTTTATATTATATACTGAATAATTAAAATCTAATATTTAAATCTATTATTTTTTAAGAATTATTATATATAATATTATATAAATGAATTCTGTAAAAAGAGATATATCCGCTAAAGATTTATATTCCGAAAATAGAAAAAAATTAAAATATGTAACAAGTGCTTTCAATTATGATAATTTACAAAGAGCTGATAAAAATAATGAACTTAAAAAAATAGATGACACAATTGCTTCTACAATTGGTATGTATCCTATGACTAAAAATAATCAAGATTTTAATGTTCGTGTAGAAACCGAATTAAAATATGGTATTCATGATCCTAAAAAACATCAAGAAATGGCATTAGATGTAGGTAAATATGCTCCAATAGAATATGATAAATTAACAGATGGTGGTGAAATGCTATTAAATCAACCATATACTAAATTATCAGTTTTACAGGATTTTGATAAATCGGTTAAAGATGCAGGACAAATATTTACTTTTAGAAGCGCAATCAGAAAAAATAATTTAGATTATTCAGAATATACACTTCCTCCTTTAAAAACATATGGACGAGGTATTGGAAATACAGAAACTTTAAATGATACATATTTAGGTGATGAATCAAGAGTTAATAATTTTGATGTACGTGGATATGAATATACACGAGAACAAGAACTACCAGTAGATTATTATGTAG